GCGGCGACCTGAAACGCCGCTCCTTCGGAAATTGGAGCCTACAACACAATGAGCACACTGCTGTCGCTCCGTCGCGCCCTGGGCACGGCGGTGGATGAACTCGCCCCGCTGGCCGGGACTCCGGGCTTCGCCGCGAAGGAGGCGGAGATCGCCACGCTCGAGCGTACGATCGGGGAGCTGGACCGCGCGGAGAAACTCGCCGCCAAGCTGGCGCGCCCGATCGGCGCCGGCCCCGGCGACGACGTGCTGGAGATCAACCCGTCGCAGCGCACCCTGTCGCAAATCCGCGGCATGGACCCGCGCCAGGGTAAGCTGCGAGGCTTTGACGACTATCTCAGCCTGGCCCGGAAGGGGCTGGATTTCACGCCGCGCGCCGGCGAGCAGTACCGCAGCCTTGGCGAGCAGCTCCAGTCGGTTTTCAAGCACTACAGCTCGAAGGGCAGCGATACCGACCGCCGCCTGGTCCGCGCGCCAACCGGCGCCGGCGAGGTCGATCCGACCGGCGGCGGCTTCCTGGTCCAGGTCGATTTCGCGGCCTCGATCTTCATGCTCGCGCACGACATGGGCGAGATCCTCAGCCGGGTGAACAAGCTGCCGATCAGCGCCAACGCGAACGGCATCAAAATCCCGGGCGTGGACGAAACCAGCCGAGCGACCGGCAGCCGCTGGGGCGGCGTGTCTTCGAACTGGGTAGGGGAAGGAACCACGGTCACCCCGTCGAAGCCGAAGTTCCGCACCATCGAGTTCGACCTGAAAAAGCTGATGTCGGTGATGTACACCACCGACGAACTGTTGCAGGATTCGACGGCGCTGACCTCGATCGCGGCGCAGGCGTTCTCGGAAGAAGTCATGTTCATGACCGAGGACGCGATCGTGGAGGGCACCGGCGCCGGCATGCCGTTCGGCTACATGAAAAGCCCCTGCCTGATTACGATACCGAAGGTGACCGGGCAGGCCGCAGCGACGATCGTCAAGGAGAACATCGACCAGATGTGGGCGCGTCTCTGGGCGCGGTCAGCGAAAAACGCGGTGTGGTTCATCAACCAGGATTGCCTGCCGCAGCTTATGGCGATGAACCAGGCGGTCGGCACCGGCGGCCAGCTCGTTTACCTGCCGCCAGGCGGTCTGTCGGCAACACCGTTCTCGACGCTCTATGGCCGCGAGGTGGTGTGGACGGAATACAACTCGACCCTCGGGACCTTGGGCGACATCACGCTGGCGGACATGAGCCAGTACATGCTGGTGGACAAGAACGGCGTGCAGGCAGCGACCAGCATGCACGTTGCATTCCTTACCGACGAGATGGTGTTCCGCATCACCTATCGCGTTGACGGCAAACCGATGTGGTCGGTGCCGCTGACCCCGTTCAAGGGCACCAACACCAAGAGCCCCTTCATCGCGCTGGCGGCTCGCTGAGTGCAGCAAACGCCTCACGGCACATCAGTCCGCTTCGCGGCCTGATCCTCGACAAATCCGCGGCTCCCCACCGCTCTGCCGCGCGGGCTTTCGGCCCGCGCGCAGCTTTTTCGCACCGCTTTGGGGGGCGGGCAGGAGAATTCGGACTATGGCGCGTCAGATTTCGATGCCGTATCAGTTCCCGCCGGTTGCCCTGCTGGCGCCGGCGGCCGACTCCGCTGGCCGCACCAGCGCCTACCGCGACCTGGCCAACGCACTCAAAGCGTGGGTCGTGGTGCATGTGAACCAGGGCAACGCCGCGCAGGTGACGCTCTCGATCCTGCAAGGGCAGGACGTGAGCGGCACCGGGTCGAAGGCGGTTGGCGTCATGCCGATCTGGCTCACTGCTGCAACCGCGACCTCAGATGCGCTTGTGGGGCAGACGGCCGCGGCGACCTTCCAGACCTCGGCGACCGTCGCTGACAAGATCGTCATTTTCGAGATTACGCCGGAGATGTGCATGGACCTAGTCAACGGGTTCCACACCATCGCGGTGCAGACCAGCTCTTCGAATGCGGCGAACATCACCGAGGCAGAGTTGTTCCTCTGGGAGTCCTACCAGGGCGCGTCCGCACCATCGACCCTTGTCTAATCGGCTTTCATCCCGCCCGGGCCGCGTGCCCGGGCGGCTACCATCCTTGCGGTCGATCGGGAGAAATACATGACCACGACCTCGAAGTTCCATGCCGGGCGGCTGGAGTTTTTCGATACCGCGACATTCGAGTACATGCTGCCGGTCGCGCCGATCCATTTCTATGACGATTTTCTCGGGCAGTCAGCCGTCGCGGTTCCGGCGGCCGGCTCGGCGGTTGACGGCAACCCCTGGGTGGCGAAGATCGTCGGCGCCGCACCGCCGACTCTCGCCGGCGTCGCCAACGCGATCGGCGGCCAGGTCGCATGCACCTTGACCTCGGCCAGCCAGAAACAGGATTGCGCGCTGTACTGGGGCGACAACCTCGCGCTGGATTGCACCAAGGGCCTGATCTTCGAGTGCCGTTCGCTGCTGCCGGTGCTGCCGAGTGCGGCCGGCGTGCAGACGGTTTGGGGCGTCGCCTCGGCCTGGATCGACGGGCCGCAGAACAACACCTGCTACCTGGAATTCAGCGCGCAGGCGAACGGCGCCGTGCTGGTCACTGCGTTCGACGGGGTGACCACGACCTCGGTTGCCAGCGGTGTGACGGTCGGAACGACCGACTGGCATATCTACCGCATCGACGCGAGCAACCTGGCGGACGTGGGTTTCTATATCGACGGCAACCGGGTGAACGCGAACAACTCGATCAACTTCGCGGCGACCGGCACGCTGGCGGTGTTGCAGCCATACCTCGCTGCATACAAGGCGTCAGGCACCGGCGTTGCCACCCTGACGATCGACTATGTGCGCGCATGGATGAACCGGCAGTAAGCCAGGGAGTGCGCGCGGCATGTTGTCTGTAGGCATTACCCTCAATCCGGCGTCGATCGCGGCGGGCACGTCGCTGTCCGGGCCGGTGGCGCTGGGCGCGCTGACCTTGGTCGGGATTTCGATGCCGTCGACCTGGACCGCGGCAGTGCTGACGTTTCAGGCCAGTCCGGACGGCGGAACGACCTGGCAGGAGCTGTACGACGGTTCGGGCAACGAGGTGACGATCACTGCGGCGGCAGGGCAATTCGTCATCCTGGAAGCCGATCCTTCGTACATGTGGCGGGGCGTCAACATGGTCCAGTTGCGCAGCGGAACCTCCGCAGCGCCGGTCAACCAGGTCGCCGCGGCCGTGGTCAACCTCGTTACCAGAGCGGAAATGCTGTGAAGGACGAAGCGCGATGATGGAACGCAGCGGCTATCGCAACCGGGCGCTGGTGGCGCCGGTGCGCAGGGACGGGGGATTGAGCGGTGCGAACCACGCTGGCGGTGACAGAGGAACCGAGCGCGGAGCCGGTGTCGATCGAGCAGGTGAAGCGGCATTGCCGGATCGACAGCAACGCGGACGACGAACTGCTGGCGGGCTATCTGACGGCGGCAAGAGTGATGGCGGAGGGCTACCTTAGCCGCGCGCTGCTGACGCAGACCCTGCTGTGGACGGTGCGACCTTCCAGCGATCTGCACGACAACAGGAACCTGCTGCGCGGGACGCTGGAGTTGCCGCGCGCGCCGGTGCAGTCGATCGGGTCGGTGACGACGCTGGACAGGTGGGGGAACAGCACGACGATCTCGGCTGCCTCGCTGCCGATCACGCCGCCGGCGGAGATCCTCGGCTATGTCGCGGACCTGACCCTGGAGCCGTCCACGCTGCTGATCGGGCATGAAACTCCGCTGACCGGCGGCTTTCCGGCGTATCGCACCGAACTACAGCACCTGCAGGTCTCGATGGTCGCCGGCTATGGCGCGGCCGAGGACGTTCCGTCCACCGTGATCCAGGCGATTATGATGACCACGGCATTTCTCTATGAGCATCGCGGTGACTCCGCGGCGGCGATGCCCGAGGCGGCGCAGTGGTTGCTCGACCGGCAGCGGTTGCAGTTCCTGGGCGGCTGACATGAGCGCGAGCGTAGGACCCGCAGAGGGGCCGGACCCGAACGCGGTCCGCATCGGGTCGCTGCGCTGGCGCGTGGTGATCGCGACCCGCGAGCAGGTGGCGGACCCGGATGGGCCTGGGCTGCTGGAAAACCTGGCGAAGATGCAGACCGTGCGGGCCGATGTGCAGCCGATCGGCACGATGACTTTCTATGCCGCGGAACAGGTCAACACGCCGGTCACCCATCGCATCATCATCCGGTGGCTCGATTGGGTGGACACCACGCACGTCATTATCCGTGTCACCAAGCGGCCAGACCAGAGCGACATGATCGAGCGGTTCCGCGTGCGCCGCTCTATGGCGATCGACGGCCGCCAGCGGTTCCTGCGGCTCGATTGCGAACTGGAGAAGCGGACATGACGGAAGGTCCTTACCGCGCCGGCATCCTGGTGGTTTGCGAATCGCTGCCGGGGTGGGAGCGAGCTTTGCCGCCCGAGCATAGACTGGCGGCGGTGCGCGACTGGCCCGACAGGGGCTATGAGCAATGGCTGGTCGAAGGCCCTTCGCTGCCAGAGGTGCCGGCGTCCGGCTTTCCCCAAGAGGTCATGCTTCTCGTGACTCAAGAGCGGCCGGAAGCCGGCGGCGTGCGCCTCACCGCTTGCTGGCATCACGCGGCGGACCGGCCCTGGGTCGTCGGGGATTGGCCGGACGTTGCTGCTTTCCAGTCGTGGTGGGAGCGGTCCGTCTGATGGCTCTGCTGCAAATCACCGTGCCGTCCGGTTGGACGATCGTCGCCGGCAAGCAGCAGGTGCGCGCCGTCATGCGCGGGGTTGGTGCCGAGGTTGTGGCCCGCGCACGCGCGCTGATCCGGTCGGGCAGCCGCAAGCACCCGTCCGCTCCGGGCGAGCCGCCGCGCAGCGTCTCGGGCAAGCTGGCGCGGTCGATCCGGGCTCGGGTCTGGAAGGATGGCGAGGGCGTCACGATCCGCGCGTCCGAGTTCTACGCGCTGTTCCTCTCCCGTGGCGCGAAGGGCGGAGGGGGCGACACCAGCAAAGCGGCGAACTTCGTCCCGTCGAACCTGGCCGGGCCACGCCGCATGAAGCGCAGCGCGGTTTCGAGGAAGCGCATCCTGCTGCCACGCCCGTTCCTTGAACCGGCGCTCGACCAGGCCATCGCGAACGGCCTGGCAGACCGGGTGCGCGTCGCGGTGATGAGCGGCTTGAAATTCCAGCGAGGCAAGAAAGCATGACCGTCGAAGCACCGGCCCGCAGGGCCGCGGCGATCAGGATTCATCCTGCGGTCGCGATCGTGGAGCGAACCGAACGCTTGTGGCAGGACGATCGCAGCATCGCCTGGGACCGCGCCGTGCTGATCGTGCAGCGGTTGATCGAAAACGGTCACCTGCGCGGCAGCATGTCGCGCGGCTTTCCGATCGCCGGCGATGATGCCGACGCTCCGGCCGCTGCTGCCGGCTGATTGAGACAGCTCCGGCTTGTGCCCGGAGCTTGCCACCGCGCAGGCCAGGACGCGGCGGCCGGCCAACGCACTGGCGGCATCACATCAGCGGAGACGATTTTATGAGGACGTTTGCGGTCAGGCGCGTCGAGAGCGCGGACATTTACCACTACACGGCGGCCTATGTGCAGGTCGAGGACGGCCACCTGATTTTCTACGACGACGACGATGGGGTGGTTGCGACCGTGCCGTTGGAAGGCGGGGTCGAGTTCGAGGAAATCGACGCGGAGTAGTCCGTGGACATCTCGTTGGTGATCGCGCAGCTCCGGGCTTACTGCCCGGCGCTGGGCGGACGGGTCGGCGGCGCGGCGGACTTTGAAACCGGGGTCGAGTCCGTCATCGCGATCACTGACCCGAAGACCGGCAAGTTCGTCTATCCGGCCGCCGTCGTGATCCCGCTGGAGGATGAGGGCAGCAGCAACGACCTGTTGGACGGCAACCTCCAGACGGTGACCGAAACCATCGGGGTGATTGTCGAGTTCGACGCCTCGGCCGACCGGCGCGGGCAGGCCGGCGTCAGTCAGGTCGAGGCGATGAAGTACGCGCTGTTCGGCGCGTTGCTGAGTTGGGTGATTGATCCCACGCGCGGCGCGCGGGGCCTCTACTACGCCGGCGGCGAGTTGCTGACCTTCGATCGCGCGCGGTTGTTCTGGATGTACCGGATGAGCTTCGACGCCACGATCAGCGACGGCGACGGGTTCCCGCCGAGCGGCGATAAGCTGACCAACGTTACCGAAACAATCCAACCTGACGATCCGATCAACCTCGCCACGCCAATCACCGCCGAGGAATCGGCCGGCGGGACGGTCGCTGTCTGGGGCGGTTTCGTTTGGGATGATGGAGACGTGTGGGCATGACGATCGCCACCGGCGATGACGCGACGGCAGCCGATGTGCTGGCCGTGCAGACGGCGGCGGCCTCCGCCCTCACTGCGGCAGGAACCGCGCTCGCCAACTCTGCGACCGCGCTTTCGAACTCCGTCGCGGCCGAGGCCACGGCCGCGGCTGCTGCCGCGCTGGCGGCCGTCGCGCTGTCGGTTCCCGCGTTGCCGGTGGTGACCACGGTCGCATCGTCGGACACCCTGCCGATCGGGCAGGGCGGCAGCACGGTCGCGATCTCGTTGGCGAACCTGCTGGCCGGCGAGACGGTTGACCAGTTCACCGCGGCGGCGCCGGCGGGCGACACCGATGTGCTGGTGACCGGCCAAGGCAGCAGCACGATGTTGGCCCAGCCGCTGTCGGCAATCTGGGCGTGGATCGCGGGCCATCTGCCGCAGTGGAAGCGGCCGGTGGTGGAGATCGCCAGCCCGACGCAGCTCGATGCCTCGATCCACAACAGCGCGATCCTGGTGTGCTCGGCTGCGACCACGATCAACCCGGCGTTCGCAACGCAGGGCAGCGGTTTTTCTTGCACCATCGTCAATGCGTCGCCGGGCGCGGTGACGCTGGGCGCCGGCTTCGTCACCAACACCGGCACGCTGTCGATCCCGGTGGGGCAGGTGGGAGAGGTTTCGACGGCGAGTTACTCGGGCGGCTCGCTGAATTTTGTGAACGTGTCGGCCGCGAGCGGTGGCAGCAACCCGACGCCGCCTGGCGCTCCGTCGGGCCTGACGGCAGGCTCGGCCACCAGCACGACGATTACCCTCGCCTGGACCGCACCATCGACGGGGGGTGCGCCGTCTTCCTATGCCGTGGAACAGAGCCCGGATGGGTCCACCTGGGGAGCGCCGCAAGCCGCGTCGGGCACGTCGTATATCGCCACGGGCCTGTCCCCTTCGACCGCCTACTATTTCCGGGTGGCGGGGGTGAACGGCGCCGGTACCGGCAGCTACACCAGCGCGGTTGGCCCGACCTCGACCGGGGCGGCCGCATCCTATGCGCCGGGCGTGCCGACCGCTCTTGCGGCGGGCACAACGACCACCTCGACAATCCCGGTGACCTGGACCGCGCCGGCCGTGGACGGCACGCATGGCGCGGCGACCAGCTACACGGTGCAGTGGCGCGTCATGGGCAGCGGCGGGGGCTACACGCAGGCCACGGGCATCGCGCCGACTGCTTACACGATCACCGGCCTGGCAGCGTCAACGCAGTACGACATCCAGGTGCAGGCGGTGAACGGCATCGGCGCCTCGGCCTTCACCAGCTCGATCAGCCCGGACCCGGAGACGGCGGCGGCGAGCGGCAACTATGCGATGGGCAGCGGCTACCAGCCGTATGGCGCCGGCACCAGTTTTGCGCACGGAACGACGGTCGGGTCGGTCAACGTCTCCGACATGAGCGCGACGAACGACGGCAGCCACACCGTTCCGACGCAGGTGTATTTCGGGTGGAGCACGTCGTCGTCGGTCGCGCCGAGTTCGACCGCCGGCATGACAGCGGCGGGAGGGCAATTCTCCAACGGCGGCCACAACTATTGGTATGAGTTCGGCTTCGCGACGCCGAGCGTGGCGGGGACCTATTACGTCTGGGCGGTCGAGGTGAATGCCGGGGGCAGCATCGTTGCCAGCGCGGTGCAGGCGAACCAGGTGATCAACGGCGGAACGCCGGTCGCCTTCACAATCACCTGACGATGGCCGTCCTGTTTTCACGGCCCGGTCGCGCCGCGCTGGTCGCGCCAGGCCGGGCGGCACTCTGGACGCCGCTGCGCACCAGTTCGGGCGGTGCGGGGCCTGGCGGCGGCTCTGGCGGCAGCGGCGCGATTGCGCCGGGCGCGATCGCGGGCCTGTCGGGCTGGTGGGATGCGTCGACGTTCAACAACGCGACCGATGCCAACGGCAATCCGCTGTCGGGTTGGAACCTGCCGATCGTCAGCCTGGCGGACCTGTCGGGCCACCTGATCGGGATGACGAAGTATTCCTATGGCTCCGGCAGCGTGAATCAGCCGATGGCGACGCCGCGCCTGTCCGGCCTGCTGGGGGGAGCCGGGTTCGACCTGTCGGCCGGCCCGACCTATCCGGCCCTCGATCAAAACCTTGGCTGGCAACTGCCGGGTGTGGCGATGGGCGCGACAGCTTCATGGACCCGCTATTTCGTCTGGACCCGCCCGAACTGGCGCACCAACGTGTACCCGCCTCCGGTCGTTGACAGCTCGGCCAACGTGCTGCTGTCGGCGGGCGGGACGCCAATCTTGCAGGCGGATGGCTCGGCCGGCACGAGCCGGCTGATCCTGTTCCCGAACAGCGCGGCGGCGGTGCTGTCGTCGTCGCTGGCGCGGCGGCACACGCATTCGGTGATTCTCCAGAATGTGCCGGGGAGCGGCGTCTCGGCCTGGCTCGATGGCGCGAAGGTGGCGACGAACGTCGCCAACCCGATTGCCGGAACCGGCATCGCCACGCTGCTGCTGCTGCACGGGGGGAACGGCTACCAGGCCGGCGCGCAGTGCTGGCTGCATGAATTCGCGACCTGGGAAAGCGCGATCTCGGGAGCCTCGATCACCGGCCTGGCTGCCTACGCCGCGCGCTGGGCGCTGGGGCCTCGCAAGGGCGTGCAGCTCGTGATGAACGGGCAGTCGAACGCTGCGAACTACACGCTGGCGGACGGCGCTGCCGCGATGCTGGCAAAGGGCGTGGCGTGGTATCTCGGAGCGAGCGCCTACGGCTTTGTCGGCAACACGCAAAACAGCGGCGGACCTGGCACGATCGACCCCGGTATCGGGATTTACAATTTTCCGATCTCCGGCGTGCCGACCTATGCGTCATCCTTCCTGGTCGATCCGGGCGATGGATCGGACCCGAGCGGCTGGTCGCTCGGCAAGATGGGCAACAACGTCGCGGCCTATATCGCGGAACAGGCCTCCGACGATCAGTCCGACATCGCGGCGCTGATGCTGCTGTGGTCGGAGACGGACAGCTACCGGCCCTATTCGGAGTGGACCACCTTCCAGCACGCGGCGAAGCGGTGGATCAGTCTGTTGCGCGGCATGGTGGCCGGCGCGACCGCAGCCAACATGCCGGTGTGCTGGTGGAACGCGATTCCGTTCGGGTTCACCTCTGGAATCCAGATGCACCGCGAGGTCATTGCCAGCCTCGCAGCGGATCCAACGCAGGGCGTCGTGCTGAGCAACCCGATGACGGCGGATAGCAACAGCCGCGGTGCGACCTGGGACCCGTCCACGGGCATCCAGACCGGCGGCGACAATCAGCACCGCGACGGCGGGGATAACGTCATCTTCGCGTGGCGGGCTGCGCCGTTGGTCGCCCGAGCGTTGTATGCGACCGGCTGGGGCGACGGGGGGTTTACCGCGATACCGTCGGGCCTGCCCGTGGCCGGTGGCCCGTCGATCACGCACGCGTACCTGCAGAACGCCACCACGGTCATTCTGACCGTGACGCATGACGCCGGGAACGACCTGGTCGTTCCCTTGCTGGCGGCGGTCGGGCAGGGGTTCCTGGTGATGGACGGCGGATCGGTCGCCAGCCCCGGAACGCTGGTGCCGGCGACGGCGTGCGCGCGGGTGGATGCGACGCACCTGCGAATCACCTTGTCGCAGGCTGTGGTGAATGCCGCAGCGGCGTGCCTGCTGTTCTATCCTTATGGCTCCTACACGCCGACCGGAGCGCCTTCGTATCGGGGCGACATGGGACGCGGCAACGCTGTCACCGACAATTTCGCCAGCGTGGCGAAGCCAGCCGGTTGGGACATCGGTGGCGATCTCGGCAGCGCGTGGAATATCAACTATCCGCTCGCCGCCACGACGACGCCCATCACGCTAAGCGCCAGCCCAACATAGCAGGAGGGCCGCATGCCCGATCATTGCCCGGTCGAGGCCGCGGTGCGCGAGCGCGTGGCGGTGGCGGAGACGACGCTGCAAACCGTCGTTCGATCGGTGGAAAAACTGATGACCGCGGTTGAAATCCTGGCCGAGCGGGTGAACCAGGAGCGGGGCCAGAGCCGGGTCACGTCGAGACTGGACTCTGCCGTGATCGCCGCCGGCGCGGGTTTGGTGGGCGCGCTCGTTATGATGGTGATCAACCTGTTGCTGCATCACGCACCCTGAATCGGACGCAACCCTGAATCAGCCCGCGCGGCCGAGCGCCGGCGGGCGGTTCCTACATTCCGAGGTGATAATGTTCGTGAAACCGGGACACCGGCAGGACGACCCTGCCATGCCTCTCGTTGTGCGCGGCCCGAACAAGCGGCTGCTGCGGCCGGAGGGTGAGGACGTGCCGGAGATCACGTTCTGGCACCGCCGCGTCCGCGATGGCGACGTGGTGCTGGCGGAACCGCCGGCACCGCCACCCGGGCCGGTGCCGGTGGTTCGGGGTGTCTCCGCTGCCGTGGGCGCCGCCGATCCGGCTGCGGCGCGGGCGGCGGCCGACGCTTTCGAATGGCACCTGCCGCCAGCCGCCGGCCAGCTCGAGCACCTCGCGGGCGAGCCGCTGCGCCTGACGGCCGCGGAGTGGGCGCGGCTGCCGGCGATCGAGCCGCCATCCGGTCCGGCCGTCAAGGGCTTCGCCATCGCCGCGGCCGAGCACGAGCGCGACCCCGCCGCGCCGCTTCTCACCCATGACGAATATCTGGCGGAGATCAAGCCATGAGCTACAGCAGCTCGCTCGCCTTCAAGTACTTCCCCTGGCAGTACTGGCGCCCGTCGGGCGTCAATGCCGAGTTTGATCCCAGCCAGGCCAACACCGCGACACAGAACGCGCGCGCGCTGCTGATCGGGCAAATCCTCAGTTCGGGCACCGCGACGCCGAACATCGCGGTGCAGGCGTACAGCCAAACCCAGGTCAACGGCCTGTGCGGTCTGAACTCCATGCTGGCGCTGAAGTACGCGGCCTATCGCTTGATGGACCCGTTCGGTGAGGTATGGCTCGGGCCGGTTTCGGATGCGGGCGGCGGCACCGCAGCAACCGGGAGCATCAGCTTCACCGGGCCGGCGACCGCCGCCGGCACGCTGCCGCTCTATTTGATGGGCGTATCGATCCCGGTGGCGGTGAACAGCGGCGACGCCGCGACCGTCATTGCGACCAACACCGTCGCCGCGATCTCGGCCGCGATCGGCGTTGCCTGCACGGCGGCGATCGACGGCACGCACGCCTACCAGGTCGATCTGACCGCGCTGCACAAGGGCCTCGCGCAAAACGACATCGACATCCGCTTCGCCTACCTGGGCGCGCAGAATGGCGAGGTCATCCCCCCTGGGGTCGGGTTCACCATCACGGCCATGTCGGGCGGCGCAAGCAACCCGGTGCTGACCACGTTGCTGTCGAACCTTGGCGTGCAGCTCTTCGACTATATCGATCTGCCCTACACCGACGCGACCAGCCTGAATGCGCTGGAGACGTTCCTCTCCGATGCGTCCGGCCGCTGGTCGGCGGAGACGATGCTGTATGGCCATGTCTTCTCGGCCTATCGCGGCACGTTCAGCACCCGCACCACGTTCGGCACCGGCCGGAACGATCAGCACGCCACCATCCTCGGCTTCTATGACAGCCCGACGCCGGCCTGGCTGGAAGCCTCGGACTGGTGCGCCGCGCATGTCATCCGGCTGCGGGTCAACGCGGCGCAGGGCCTCTCGACGCAGCAGCTCAACCTGCTGCCGCCGCCGATCGCCTCGCAGGACACGCCGGGGGAGCGCAACACCCTGCTGTTTGACGGGATCAGCACCTTCACCGTGGATGCTGCCGGGGTGTGCCGGATCGATCGCTCAATCACTACCTACCAGAGCAATGCGAGCGGGCAGCCGGACAACTCGTATCTGAACACGAACATCATGTTTCAGGCGATGTATGCGGCCCGCTATATTGCGATTCAGATTACGAGCCAGTTCATCGCGCCGGGCAAGATCCTGGTCAGCAACGGGACGCTCATCCCGCCTGGCTCGCCGGCCACCACGCCGAACGCAATGCTCGGCGCCGTGGTTGCGGTGTATTCCTACCTCGCGAGCATCTTCATCGTGCAAAACGTGCAGACCTTTGCACAGAACGCCACGGCGGGCGCGGGCACCAAGGGTCAGGTGCTGATGTATCTGCCGCTCGATTTCAGCGATCAGGTCATCAACGTGGGCCTGCTCATTCAATTCCGGCAGAGCACTTAAAGGGGCTGATTCATGTCTGGCACTCTTGCTCCCAGCACGCCGACCAATCGTCGGCTCGCTGGCATCACCGCCGCGAGCGTCAACGGCACGGCGCTTTCGGTGATTGAGTTCATGTGGGACCCGGCGAACGTCGAGAACACCACAATGAGCAGCCTGTCCGGCGTGGACGGCTACGATCAGAAGCCGGTCGCGCCGTATATCTCGGGCAAGTTACGCGACACCGGCGCGAACAGTGTCACGTCATTCACCGGGATGAGCAACGCCACCGTCGTGTTCCTGCTTGCGAACGGCAAGCAGATCGTCGGGCATAACCTTTGGTATGTCGGACGGCCCGCTGTGAACGGTGCGGACGCGGGATTCGATTTCCGGTTTGAAGGTGTGGCCGGAACCATCATGGAAATTGCGGGGAAGTCATGACGACAGTTTGGATACCTGTGCCGGAGCCGATTAGCTGGCCGCTGCCGAAACCGCAGATGAGCGGCGGGATGCACTATGCGACGCTGACCGTGGGCGCGCCCACGTCCGAGGACGTGTTGAAGGCGACCGCGATTCACGGCGCGACCGGCCTCGACGTGACCTTGCGCATGGTGGAGTCGGCCTCGGCCGAGCATGTGCCCTATGACGTGCTGAAAGTGCAGCCGCATTGGTTCACCCAGCAGGTGTCCGATTACATTGAGGAGTTCGCGGGCGCGCCAGCCCCGGACCCTTTGGAGAGTTGGCGCGTCGCGCGGCGCAAGGCGCTGCTCGCACAGGCCGCGGCCGAGGCGTTGGAGGCCGAAGCCTTGGCGAAGGCGCAGGCCGCGCTGGCAGCCGCGTCGGTGCCCGCTGCCTGATCGCGCTCGCCCGATCGGGCGAGTTGGAAATTCAGGTCGCGACGGTCGGGCGGTTCTATGGCGACGGCTTTCGCTGGGCGAGCGGCCTGCCGCTCTCGGTGCTGCTGCGCCGGCTGAGTTTGATTCCGAGCATCGTGGAGCGCGAACGTGGCGGGTAAGTCGGCCGGGTTCGCGATCGGCGTCGGCATCAACGATAGCGCGAGCGCGGGCCTCGATGTCATCAACAAGCGCATCGCCGCGCTGACCGCGCCGGCGGAGCGGTTCAACAAGAGCCTGGCGAAATTCGGCGACGTCACCGGGATCAACCGGGCGGCCGAAGGCATGCAGACGCTGGGCGACCGCACGCTCGGCGCGGCGCGGGCGATCGAGCGCCTGGCCGGCCCGATGGCGGGGATCGTCGGCGCCGGCAGCCTGGCAGGCGTCGCCGCTCTGTCGAAGCAATGGGCGACGGCGGGCACCACGATCAGCAAGACCGCCTATCTGCTGAACACGCCGGTCGATCGGCTGAGCGCGTTGCACGGTGCCGCGGTGTTGGCGCACAGCTCGGCCGGCGCGCTGGACAGCAGCATGGCGGGCCTGAACAAGACATTGCACGCGGCGTTCTATAATCAGGACGCCACCGCGCAGATGAATCTAAAGGCGCTGGGGATCGACTGGCGCGACGCACAGGGCAACATCACCAAAACCGAGGACGCGCTCGGCAAGCTGGCCGATAAGGTCGCGACGTACAAGGACCCGGAGGTGCAGGGTCACGCCCTCGATGTCGTCGGCGTGGACCGGGATTTGCTGCCCTTGCTGGCGAAGGGGCAGGCCGGGCTTGACGATTTCGTTAAGCAGGCGCGTGCGACCGGCGGCGTGATGAGTTCCGAGATGGCGGAGAACGCAAAGGAGATGGACACGGCCTGGGGCAAACTCGGGTTGTCGATCGGGGGCGTTACCGACCGCATTGTGAAGGACTGGTCGCCGGCGGCGACGCACGCGATGGACACCGTTTCCGACTGGATCGGCAGGCACCAGGCGCTTGCCGATTCCTATACCAAGATCGGGATCGGCATCATGGCGCTCGGCCTGCTGAAACCGGCTGCCTGGGTCATGCGGCTGCTGGGCCTTGGCTCGCTGACCTCGCCGCCGGCGTTGGTCGCCGGAGCGGTCGCGGGTGCGACCTATCTCGGCTGGAAAGGCGCGGTGCAGACCGGCACGCTGATTGCCGCGGCGGGACGGGCCGGGCTGACCCCTGATCGGATGGACGAGTTCAACAACCCGATCGGCTTCCGCGACGGATCAGGCCGCTACTACTCGAACGACGACGCGGCGCGGATCGCGAACAGCCAGAGCTTCGCCGGCGAGGGTGACTATCCGCCGCCGGTACCGGCGCCGGCCGGCGGTGGCGGTGGGGGCCTTCTGGGCGGCGGAACGGCACCGAACGGCGTGCCGCGCACCGGCCCGTTGTTCGGTCCGCAGCGGCTGGTCGGTCCGCGCCGCCTCGGGTCGATTCCGGCCGATGTCGAACGGCAGATCAGGCTGCAAGCCCGGTTGCAGGGGTTGGACGAGGAACACATGGTCCGGCTCGCCCGCGCCGAGGGCGGCGGTTATGACCGCGTCTCGGGCGCTGGTGCGATCGGGCCGATGCAGTTGATGTCGGGCACGGCGGCCGGCCTCGGCGTGGACCCGTGGGATTGGCGCCAGAACGTCGAGGGCGGTCTGCGCTACTACAAGCAAAACCTTGAGCGGTTCGGCGGCAACTATGCCGCGGCCGATGCCGCCTACAATGCCGGGCCGAACAGGAAGTCGGTGATGCTGTTCTCCCAGAGCGGGGACGCCTCGGGCTTGCCGAGCGAGACGCAGCAGTACGTCGCCAACATCAACGGGAGCGTGCAGGTGGACGTGCATTTGCATGGCGCGCCGACTGGCACGGTCGCGACCGCCACGGCGACAGGGCACGCAAGCGCCTCGCCGCCGCGCGTCGAGCACAGCATGCCGATGGTCGGCCACGGATGAGCGGGTTCACCACGGGCATCACCGGCTTTGCGCCGCCCACCAGCATCGCGGGCTTCATGGGCCTGCTGCAAACCGCGAGCTTTCGCGGGGTGCCGTTCAAGGTGGTGGCCGCGCAGGCCAAGAAGGGCCGGCGGCAGGCGATCCACGAGTACCCCTATGTCGATGGCGGCTGGCCGGAGGACATGGGCCGTGCGCTGCGGATGTACTCGTTTTCGGGCTACCTGATCGGTGACGCCGCGCCGGTTTTGCAGCTCCTGCTGGACAATGCCGTCGAGACGAAGGGTCCGGGGCTGCTGATCCACCCGACGATCGGCGCGGTGCAGGTGGCTGTCGGATCGGCTTCGACCGCGATCCACAAAGACAAGATGCGGGTGATCGAGTTCGCGTTTCAGTTCATTGAAGCGGGCAGCCCGGTTTTCCCCTCCACCATCATCGCCACGGTCGTTGCCGTGCTGGGGGCGGCCGACACCGCCTTGACCGCCTTGGGCACCGACCTGGGGGACACGGCCATTCCGGCTGCGATGGCGGGGCCGGCCGTCACCGGCGAGGGGCAATCGGTGGTGACCAGCTTCGCCGCGGCGACGATCCTCGGGGGGGCCAATCCAACCGCGATCGTCGGCATGGCCGCGGCGCTGCCGCCGCCCGATTCGAACACCACCTATGGCCGGTATGGCGCCGGTTCGGCCTCGGTCATGCTGCCGGCCGGCACCACGGTTGCGACGCTCCAGGCCCAACTCGCGAATCAGCGTGCCGCGCTGGCCCTGGCGGGCACTGGGGCTGCCGCCGCCGCTGGCGCGTATTCCGCCAGCACCGACATGGCGGACGCTTTGGCGGCGCTGGTTGAGGCAATGCGGGCGGGGATCACCGATCCGGCCGACCAGGTGCAGGTCCTGCTGGCGCTCGCCGGCTTCACCTTCACCGACAGCGCGGGCGGTGCGGTGGGGATCGGCGCAGCGATGGCGACGATGCGGGATGCGATGGCTGCGGCGTGCCGGCGTGCCGCGCTGGTCAGCCTGGCGCGCGCATCGGCCTCCTACCAACCCAGCAGCTACAACGACGCCGCCGCGCTGCGCGTGTCGTTGGCTGCCGCGCTGGACAGCGAGATCACGGCCGCCGGCGATGCCGGCGAGGACGCTACCTATACCGCCTTCAAGGCGCTGCGCTCGGCCGTAGTGCAGGACCTGACGGTGCGCGGCGCCAGCCTGCCGAGCGTCGTGACGGTCAAACTGCAACTTCCGCTGCCGTCGTTGGTGATCGCGCAGCGGCTTTATCTGGACGCCAGCCGGTCGGATCAGATCGCGGCGGAATCGGGTGCGATTCATCCGGCGTTTTGTCCGACCACATTTCAGGCGCTGGCCTCCGGCACCGGGCCGACGGTGAACCCGAGCTATGAGCTGGCGCCGGGCGCGGCCGTGCCGCTGATCGCGCCGGCGCGCAGCAGCGGGGTGTATCAGCTCCCCTATCCGAGCCCGCCCCTCGGCCTGACGGTGGCGAGCAGCACGTCGGCAAGCGCGGTTCTGTCGTGGTCGCCGGCGGCGACCGGAGGGCTGGCCTCGGGCTATATCGTCCAGGTCAGCGCGCACGGCGCCGGGATCTGGATACCCGTCGCCACGGTTGGACCTTCTCCGACCGGGTTCACGGTCACCGGCCTGTCGAGCAGCACCGCCTATGATTTCCGGGTGCTCGGCAGCAACGCCACCGGAATCGGCGATGCTTCGAACATCGCCACCGGCAGCACGCTGGCGAAGGCGCCGAACGCGCCGACCGGCGTCTCGGCCGCGGCGGGATCGCCGGCCTACAGCGTGGTGGCGCTGTCGTGGACGGCTTCGGCCATCGATGGCACGCACGACGCGGCGGCGACCTATCAGCCGCAATTCGCGCTGGCGTCGGGCGGCGGTTGGTCCAGCTTCGGGGCACCGATCGCCGGGACCTCGGTTAGCGTCACCGGGCTGGCGGACGCCACGGCGTACAATTTCCAGGTGATCGCCACGAACACCGGGGGCAGCGCGACCTCGGGGACGGCGAGCCTCACTACGCTGGCGAAGGCGCCGAACGCGCCGACCGGCGTCACCGCCGTTGCCGGCTCGCCGGCCTACAGCGTGGTGGCGCTGTCGTGGACGGCCTCGGCCACCGATGGCACGCACGATGCGGCGGCAACCTACCAGCCGCAGTATGCGCTGGTGTCTGGCGGCGGTTGGTCCAGCTTCGGGGCGCCGATCGCCGGGACCTCGGTCAACGTCACCGGGCTGGCGGACGCCACGGCGTACAATTTCCAGGTGATCGCCGCGAACACCGGCGGCAGCGCTACCTCGGGGACGGCGAGCCTCACCACGCTGGCGAAGGCGCCGAACGCGCCGACCGGCGTCACCGCCGTTGCCGGCTCGCCGGCCTACAGCGTGGTGGCGCTGTCGTGGACGGCCTCGGCCACCGATGGCACGCACGATGCGGCGGCGACCTATCAGCCGCAATTCGCGCTGGCGTCGGGCGGCGGATGGAGCAGCTTCGGGGCGCCGATCGCCGGGACCTCGGTCAGCGTCACCGGCCTGGCGCACGCCACGGCGTATAATTTCCAGGTGATCGCGACCAACACGGGCGGCACGGCCACCTCGGGGACGGCGAGCCTCACCACCGATTATGCCGCACCGAACGCGCCGGCGATCAGTGCCGTCGCGCCGGTCAGCGATGGCACCACGTCGAAACTGACGGTGACCTGGGCGGCGTCAACCACCGACGGCACGCACGACGCGGCGACCGGCTACAATCTGCGCTACGGCGTGCATCCCGCGAGTTCGTGGACCACGGTTTCTGGCGTCGTGTCCGGCGCGGTGGTGACCGGGCTGACCGCAGGCACGTCCTACGATGTCCAGGTGCAGGGCACCAACGCATCAACCGGCTCGCCGGGAGCATGGTCGGCCAGCACGACGGCAAGCACCTATGCCACGGCGATGGCGTGGGTGCAGACAGGGCCTAATCCATGGACTCACTCGCTCGGCGGTCAAGCGGTGAACGTGACTACCACGCCGAACCCGGGGACCGGCTCGACCGGCGGTGTGAACTTCACCTGGTCAACGTCTGCGACGGTCAACAATGACTGCGCGTCGTCGCTCGATCGGGAAAGCCGCGGCAGCGGCAGCGCGAGCGGTGACAACGGTTATCCCGTCGCGTCGAACAAGTGGGGCTGCTACATGACCTCGCCGGCAACGACCGGGACTTACTACATCTGGGCGTTCACCAATGTTGGCGACGGCGCTCTTGTTTCGGTAGCGGTCAGCGTCACCTGACCGGCGCATGATCCTCGATCAGCGCGGCGCCGCGCAGCTTGGCGAGCGTGTGCCGGAAGGCGCGCAGCACGTTGGCCGGGAATTCGTGGTGGATCAGCATCCCGAGCAGCCAGATCAGCTCGGCGGCTTCCATTTCGGAGAGACGCACCGCGCCGCGCATTCTGCGGCGCAGCTTGGCGAGGATCGCGCTGAATGTGTCGGCGGTCGGACCGCTGCCGAAGTCGGCAACGCGGCTCTCGACGCGCTCGCTGAGGAACCTGTTTTCGCTTTGTGAGAGGACGATTTCGGTGGAGCGGGTCATAGCGGTGTGTCCTGTTGCTCGATGCAGTATCATTGCATAAAAGCAACAACGAGGCAAGAAGTATTTTACTTGTAAACGGGATTCACCCGTGCTAGGTCCGGCGCATGGGCAGACCCTCAACCGCACCGCACCGCAGGCAAGTCGGGCTGGACGACGATCTGTGGAAGCGTGTCACCGCCTATCGCTTTGCGAACTTCCTGGAGAGTGAGTCCGCCGCCCTCCGCGAGTTAGTGGTGATGGGCCTGGAGGTTGCCGAGCGGCAGAAGCCGCCCCGCAAAGTGCCGACGACGGCGCGAGGATCCCGCCGCACGTAGCGCGGCTGAATTTCACACCGCGTTGCATTACCCGCGTCCGGCCGCTCGGCCGGGCGCGAACTGCTGTTCTTTAACCTCGGAGATTTGAGATCATGCGTGGTTCCCTCGTGTGCCTATTGCTGTTTGGCGTTGCCCTGGCCGGCTGTGCCAACCAAACGCCGGCCCAGCAGGCGGCGACGCTCGCCTGTGTCGAGGATCAGGCAGGCAAAGTCCTCTCCATCGTTGCCACTGACTTCAGCGGTGCCCAGACCGGAACCCCCGCCCAACTCGCGTTGGCCGGTGCGTCCGGCGTCTTGGTGAGTGCGTCCGCGGATCAGAACTGCGCCACCGCCATCCAGGCGGCGAGCGGCAGCCCGCCGGCTGCTGCTGCGCCGGCGCCGGCGGCGACGACTCCCTGATCGGTGTGCCGGCAGGAGTGCTGAGCGATGACGGTTTCTCTCGGGTCCGGCCCGGATGATGTGACGATCCAGGTCGGGTCGAACCGCTTCGTCGGCTGGCAGACCGTGAGCATCAGCCGCTCATGCGAGTCGATGCCGAACAACTGGTCGCTGACCGCGAGTGCCGAGTTCCTGCAGGGGGCGGCGCTCGCGGGCACGCGGCCGGGGCAATCGTGCCTGATCTATATCGGGTCGGACCTGGTCATCACCGGCTGGATCGACCGGCGTTCCATCCCGATCGACGCGCACAATCACCAGGTCACGCTGTCGGGGCGCGGCATCACTCGCAACCTTGTCGATTGCTCGGCCGACCTGTTGAACGATGCGGGAATCCGCGGCGGTCAGATCAACGGCGCGAACACGCTCGATGTCGCGACCAAGCTCTGCAAGGCGTACGGCATCACGGCCCGCTCGGCCGTAGCGGACCTCGGCACGGCCATCCCGTCATTCCAGGTGCCGCTCGGGGAAACTCCCTACCAGATCATCGAGAGCGTCGCCCGCTATGCCGGGTATCTGGTCTATGAGGATGAACTCGGCCGACTGGTGCTCGATCGCATCGGCACCACGACGCACGCCTCTGGCTTCACCCTCCCCGGCAACGTCGAGGCGATCAACAGCGAGCGGTCGGTCGATCAGCGGTTCTCGCAATACGTGGTGGTGTATTCCGGCGTCGACCAAACTTCGGACCTCGCCGGCCTGGCCGACCAGCGCGCGAACGTGCTGGACCCGACGCTCGGCGAGCATCGCGTGCGGATCATCGTGTCCGAGCAGATCGCACCGGCCCCTGGCGCTCAGCAGACCATCGACAACGATGGGATCGCCAAGCAGCGCGCGAATTGGGAAATGGCGCGGCGCATCGGCCGCAGCCAGGCCGCTTCTATCACCTGCGATAGCTGGCGCGACCGCAAGGGCATGCTCTGGACTCCGAACTGGCTGGCGACGATCGACGCGCCGGCGGCCGACATTTCCAAGGCGACGTGGATCATTGGCTCGGTGTCACTCCGTAAGGACATGACCGGCACGCATGCCGACCTGATCCTGATGCCGCCGGAGGCGTTCACCCCTGAGCCGAATCCATTGAACCTGTTCGACGCTCAGTTGGCGAACTCGCCGCAAACGTCGCAGGCGCCCGCGCCGCCTTCGACCGAAGGGGGAGGGTCCGCGCAGTGAGCGCGTCGCTCGAAGCGATTGTCGCCATGCTCGCGCACAAGGTCGCGACGCTGGAGCGGCAGATCGGTGCGCAGTTGGTCCGGCGTCCCGTCCCGTTCGCCCTCGCCCGCTCTACCCTCGCGGTCAACGACACCGGCGCGGTGCAGACAGTGCAGGCGCAGCTCGATGCGCTCTCGCTGCGGGACAACATTCCGGTGCTGTATGGCTATGGCGTCACGGGATCGCCGCCGATCTCGGCGGACCTGCATGTGGCGTTTCTTGACGGTGACCGCGCGAAGGCCATCGCGATCGCCGGGGGCCACCAGACCTATCGGCTGCGCAACCTCGGCGTGGGCGATTCCGCGCTCTACGACATTCGCGGCGCCTTTGTCTGGCTGACCGCCGGCGGACCTTCGGTGAACTGCGCTGGCCAGCCCATGACGATCGCCGGCGATTTGCACGTCACCGGCGCTGTCATCGCGGGCTATGGCGGTGCCGACCAGGTCAACCTGCAGACGCACCAGACGACGGGGGTGCAGACCGGCAGCGGCACCAGCGGACCTCCGAAGGCGGGCACCTGATGGGCGACATTCGGATTGTCTGGGACCCGGCCACGGGGACCGGAGACCTCAACATGCTCGGCGCCGGGCTGGAGTTGGGGCACGACCTGGAGACGGCTTCACTCATCAGCATGTTCACCGATGCCCAGGTTGATCCTGGCGACATCGTGTTCGACAGTGATCCGCACGGTTGCTGGATCGACACCTATGCGGCGTTGGAAGACCCGACGCTTGCCGCGATTCCGAACGATCGCCTGGGATCGAAAATCTACCAGGCTTTCTCCCGGCCGCGCACGCAAGACACGCTGAACTGGCTGCGCGACCAGATCATCCAATGCCACGGCTGGATGATTACCGACGGCGTTGCGTCGGCGGTCGATGCGCAGCCGTTTTTCACCGGGCCTGGTGGCATCGGCGCGACGGTCATCATCACGGCGAACGGCGTGCCGAACCTCTATAGCTACGCTTGGTCGCAGGAATCTTAGGCCGTGCCATTTCCCAGACCGACCCTGACTGCGCTTCGCACTCAGGCGATGCAGGACATCACCGCGTCCGATCTACCAAACGCTGACGGGTTCCTGCGCCGGGCCGTGCTGCGCGTTCTCGCGTGGGTCCAGGCCGGGCTTGCAAATTTGCACTACGGCTTTCTCGACTGGATTTCGCTGCAATCGACACCGTTCACCTCGACCGGCGAATACCTGGAGGGATGGGCGGCGATGGCGCCGACGCCGGTGTTGCGCGAGGCGCCGACCTTTGCCTCCGGCCCTGCGGCCTGGTCGGGCGTGGTCAACACCCCGCTGCCGGCCGGCACGGTTTGCAGCCGGGGGGATGGCGTGCAGTTCGCCACCACGGCCGCCGCGACGGTCGGCGGCGGCGGCTCGGTCACGGCGACCGTGGTTGCGCTGGTGGCAGGATCGAACGGCAACACCGACAGCGGCGCACCGCTGACGCTCGGGGTGTCGATCGGCGGCATCGGCCAGGTCGGCGCGGCGACGGGCGCCATCACCGGGGGCGCCGATCTGGAGACGGATGGCCCAATGCGGGGCCGCATGCAGGAGAGCTACGCGGCGCCACCGCATGGCGGGAACCAGGCGGATTTCGTGACCTGGACGTTGCAGGTGACCGGCGTCACCCGGGCTTGGTGCGCACCGTGGATCGCCGGCGCCGGCACCGTCACGGTGTATTTTATGATGGACGTGGCGGAGGCTGCGTATGGCGGCTTCCCGCAAGGAACCAACGGCGTTGCTGCGCTTGAAACCCGTGACACGGCGGCGACGGGCGACCAGCTCGCGGTGGCGAATTACCTCTATGCGCTGCGCGCGGTGACGATGCTGGTCTATGCCGTCGCGCCGCAGGCCTCGACGCAAGCGTTCACGATCGCCGGCCTTTCGGGCACCACGTCGGCACAGCAGGCGTTAATCTCGGCCGCGTTGACCACCCTGTTCCTGCAAAAGGACAGCCCGCTTGCGAACACGTCGATCGAGCAGAGCGATTGCGCGCAGGCGATCAGCGCCATCGGTGGCTTGCCCTCGTTCGCAATCACCTCGCCGTCGTCGTGGCCGATCACGTCGAGCACCGGTCATATCTTCACACTCGGAACGGTGTCGTACGTCTGATGCCGACCCCTCCTGCATTTGGCGACGCGGACTATCAGCAGGCGATGCTGCGGCTGTTGCCGCGGGGCCGCGTCTGGCGCCGCGATCCGGCGTCAACGCTGTCGGCCGTCATGCTGGCGGTGGCGCCGACCTATACCCGCAGCACGGCGGCGGCGGCGCAGGTGTTGGTGGATGCGAGCCCGGCCACCACGGTCAACCTGCTTGATGAGTGGGAGTCCTCGCTCGGTCTGCCTGACCCGTGCACAGCGCCGAATCCGTCGATCGAGCAACGCCAGGCCGCGGTGCGGGCAAAGTGGGGTGCGCGCGGCGCGTTGACCCCGGCGTACTTCATCGCGATGGCGGCGGCGCTCGGGTTCACAATCACCATTACCGAGTTCACGCCGTTCGCCGTCGATATGGCGTGCGACCTCGCGCTTTATGAACCGGAGTGGGCGTTCATCTGGCAGGTGACCGCGCCGGGCGGATCGACTTTCTATTTCTCGGTTGATGAATCCAGCGTGGACGATCCGCTCGAAACCTATGACGCCGGCGAGCTGGTCTGTCGCATCACGCAAGACGCACCGGCGGGCACGCTGGTTTTCTTCGTATTTCCCGGTCCGGTGTTTGTTCTCGACATCCCCGGTTTGAACCTCCTCGATTTTGGGGTGTTGGCATGACATTTGAGTCGGGACAGACGCTTTCAGCAGCCGCGCTCAACGCGGGCTTTGCTGGTGTGACCCCGCCCTCGGCGCAGTTGCTGGCAGGCACCGGTTCGTCGTTTGCAGAGGTTGTGATCGGGGCCAACCTGTCGCTTTCGGTGGCGGGCACATTGTCGGCAACAGGGGTGTTCAACGCGGCCGGTTCGGGCCTGGCGTCCAGTGGCGGCACGGTCAGCCTGGGGCAGCTCTCCGCTGCATCGTTGATGGGCAACGCCGGCACGGTGGCGGGGGTTCCTGGCGCGGTCGCCATCGGAGCGGACCTGTCGCTGTCGCCATCGGGCACGTTGTCATTGTCGGCGCTCGCTGCCGGATCGTTGATGGGCAACGGGGGCACCGCGTCTGCGGTTCCTGTTGCTATTGCCGTCGATCCGAGCCTGACGATCAACAGCGGCACGCTGGCGATGCAGCCGCGCCAGGCGACCGTGGTCCTGGGCAACGGTGTCAGCACATCCGGCGGAGCCTACGCGACCAAGGGTCAAGAGATCGTCACGACGGATACCCTCGTCGTCATGCAGCTCTATGCGGCTTTCGTGGCGCTGGTGAACGGCGGATCGTATGTCGCCAATATCTCAACGATCAGCTCGGGGTTTACACTCGGCGCGGTGATGGGCACCTCCGCCGTCGTCGTCGCTTCGGGGACGACGGGGCAGACCCTGGAGTTCGATTTCGCGCCGTCAGTGACGCTCGCGCCCGGGACCTATGCCCTGCTCGTTACCTGCACCAATCAGGGAACCACCTATGCGCTGCCTTTGTACACGAACAACACGGCGGGCGCTTTGGTCTTCGCGCCGGGCATCAACCCGCTGGTGACCGGCGAGTTGGAATTTGCCGCGACGAGCGTGACGTCGGGCCTGGTCGGCACAGCATTGGGCGGCGACGTGTTCGCGCTGGCCCTTACTTACCGATGGTGAACTACCAAGCCCCTCCCGCAAGGGGAGGGGGTTGTTCTGTTTCTGGTTAGGACATTCCATGCAGAGAATTACCGACCCGACAGCGGCGACCTCGCTGCCGGCGCCGCCGGCGTTGACCGGCAACACGGGTTTTTTCGTACCTGCGGTGCCGGGCATCTCGGCGGCGACGCGCCTCCGCTACTGGTTCGTCAACATGATCCAAGAGGAGATCATGTCGGTGCTGGCGGCGGCGAGCATCACCGCCGACACCACAGCGACTGTGTTCAATCAGCTTCTGCTGTCGATCCAGGCGTTGATCGGGGCAATCCCGCATGGGGTGCAGACGATCAGCGCGACGGGCACGTTCACCGTTCCGGCCGGCGTCACCACGCTCGATGTCGAGGTCTGGGGCGGCGGCTCGGGATCGTGGGCGTCGGTCAGCGGATCTCCCGGGGGCGGCGGCTCGGGGGGCGGTTACGCGCGGAAGCGGTTGGCTGGCCTGACGCCGGGCGCGACGATCACGGTCACGATCGGGGCTGGCGGGACGGCCGGAACTACGACTCCGGCCGCGCCGGGCGCCGGGGGTGCGAGCAGCTTCGCGGGCTCGGGCTTCACCACGGTCGGCGCGGCCGGCGGGGCGGTCAACGCGCTTGGCACGACCAGTGTTCCCGGCCTTGGCAACATCGCCGGGGTCGGGAGCGGCGGCGATCTGAACCTTTATGGCGGCGATGGGGGGCCTGGTACCGGCAATGGCAATGGCGGGGGCTGGGGCGGCGAGGGTCCGCTTTCAGGCGGCCTGGTCAATGCCGGCTCGTCGGTTGGAAACCCCGGCCGGGCACCTGGCGGCGGCGCGTCCGGGGCCGGGACCACGGTCACGGGCACGACACCGCAGAATGGCGCGGCCGGTGCGGCCGGCCTGTGCATCGTGAGGTGGTAGCAATGTATGGCTCGCTGCGCGGCGTTCCGGTGAGTTGCGAGCCGATCTGGCTCACGCCGAAACTTCCAAGTGCGGTCAGGGGCTATCGCTATGAGATCAACCCGCTCGATGCGCAGGTATTGAGTTCGTTGTCGCTCGCGGCTGCGCCTTCGGGCACCGGCGAGTTGGCGATCTCCGCGCTGTCGTTCGCCGCCGGTGTCGTGACCTTCACGTTGGCCGCTGGGCAGCCGACGCGCTGCTACACGCTGCTGCTGGGTGCGACGCGGTCGGATGGCATGGTCAGCGGCTACGTTTTCAAGGTGCAGGTTGATCCAGTCCTCACCACGGATCAGGCGCAGGTTGCGCCCTCGGCGGGGTTCGGCACGGCCGCTACCTGGGCAGCCGCATAGCCGGCGAACCGAAGGCCCGCTTGCGCGGGCAACATGGCTGGACGATGAAACGGCGCTGGGGGACATTCCCCTGGCGCCGCTTTTTTTGTGCCCGGAGCGTGGGGTTTTCGGTGCGCGGCAGGAAACCGTGGATTTATCCCGATCTTCTATGGCAACACACTGACCGCGTGGGGGAGGCCGCAATGCCCAAGAAGCTGCTGATCGTTGATGACCAGCCTGGCATGGCGCGAGTGATGCAGCGCGTTGCCGAGCGCGAAGGCTGGGAAGTGAGGCCGCTGTCCGACTCCGCGGCGGCGATC